AGCTAGATGGTATTAACTATAGAGAACTTGAAACTAAAGGATTTTGTACAATTACAAGCCATCAACAAGGTTTAATCAACGATGATGAGGTTTATGAATGGATTGTAAACTATATTGAAGAAAACTCTCTTGATGTTTTATTTTTTGGATACGATGCAATGGGAGTGACTAAAGTTATTCAAATGTTGCTTAATAATACTGGTTTCAATCTACAACCTATAAAGCAATGGACTAGTGAATTGATGAACCCTACTAAATTCTTGCAAAAGATATTTGTGGAAGGGACAGTTAGCCGACTAGATGACAAAATAATGGAAAAAGCATTATTAAATGCCGTTCTACGCTCAGACTCAGTTGGGATTCAAGTAGATAAGCGAAAAGCTACACTTAAAATTGACGTTGTCGATGCAATTATAGATGCTCTATATCAAGGTATGAATCATTTTGAAGATTATGGAATGGCAAATGATAGAAGCTGGCAAGTCGAGCATATGACACCAGAACAAGTAAAAGAATGGGTTACTAGCCAAGAATCTGGCTTATTAGACCTTGATGACGAAATAGATGATGATTGGGGATTCGATGAAGATTTTTAAAGCGTTTTTAAAAAAAATATGGGATGTTTTTGATGTTTTATGCTTCTCTTTAGCAGCTATTACGTTAAATATCACAGTTTTTCTAATGAACTTATTTGCTGGCGGAATTACACTAACAGTAACATTTATTATTTTTGGAGTTGGTTCTTGGTTTATTAGTTCCAAAATTACGAAGGGAGGTGATTGATTTTGCCAATATTAAACTTTATCAACCAAACAAATGATCCGCCAGAAGTTGGTAGTATTCAAAGCTATTTTCCAGATGGAAATGATGCTCAAATAATGGAAAGTTTGCTTGGTGATAATAATGAATGGGTTTCAGCTCGTGCAGCATTAAGAAATTCAGATTTATTTTCTATTATCTTGCAACTATCTAGTGATTTAGCAATAGTTAAAATCAATGCTGAAAAGAAAAAGAATCAAGGAATCATTGATAATCCAAGTACCAATGCTAACAAGCATGGGTTTTGGCAATCAATGTTTGCGCAGTTGCTTTTAGGAGGTGAAGCATTCGCTTATCGTTGGAGAAATGCTAATGGCGCTGATATGAAATGGGAATATTTAAGACCATCTCAAGTGAATACTTATTATTTTGAGTATGAAAATGGAATGTATTACAACATCACTTTTGATGACCCTAAGATAGAGCCTATTTTACAAGCTCCACAGAGCGATTTGATTCATATAAAACTACTATCAATTGATGGTGGTAAAACTGGAATTAGTCCACTTTACTCTTTGAGACGTGAATCGAAAATCCAAAGAGCCTCTGATAGATTAACAATTAGTTCATTGAATAGTTCATTAAATGTTCCTGGTGTACTTACTGTTAAAGGTGGTGGGCTTCTTAGTGATAAAGATAAAGCATCTCGTTCTCGTTCGTTTATGAAACGTTCAAGAAGTGGTGGTCCTGTAGTATTAGATGACCTTGAAGAATTTACTGCACTAGAAATTAAATCAAATGTAGCTCAATTGTTAGCACAAACTGATTGGACATCTAAACAATACGCCAAAGTATATGGATTATCTGACAGCTTTGTTGGTGGTCAAGGAGACCAACAATCATCAATCCAAATGATGACTGGGCAATATGCAAGCGCCTTAAATCGCTTTTTAAGACCCGCTATAAGCGAATTGGAGTATAAGTTAAGCGACCACATAAGCGTTAATATGAGACCAGCTATCGACCCTCTTGGCGATAATTACTTATCTACTATTAGTACTGCTACAAGATGGGGTGCTGTAGCTGAAAATCAAGCTACATATATCTTGCAAGAAGCGGGATATATTCCTAAAGACCTACCAGATCCTGAAAATACAAATAAAAAGACAACTGGCCAAAGTAATGAGCCAGTACCATAGGAAAGGAGGTGGTCATGGTGATTATTCTTAGAAAGGAGGTAAATGATGACAGTAATCGACATTAAAGGAGATGTAGTTGATAATAGTTACGGAATGATGTATGACTGGTTTGGAATCGATTATACAAGTCCGTCTAAAGTCAATGATGCCTTAGTAAATGCTGATGATGAAGAAATTGTTCTAAATATCGCTTCTAATGGCGGAGATGTATTTGCAGCTTCTGAAATTTATACTGCTATTAAGATGAATGGAAAACCTGTAACTGTAAATATTCAAGGGCTGGCAGCATCTGCAGCTTCAGTAATTGCAATGGCTGGAGATACGGTAAATATCTCTCCTACAGCCCAATTGATGATTCATAAGGCTATGAGTGGCGGTCAAGGGAACGCTGATGACTTTGAGCATGAAGCTAAAGTTTTAAATGGTGTTGACCAATCTATTACTGCAGCTTATGAATTAAAGACTGGTATGAAACAATCTGATTTGTTGCAGTTGATGTCTAATGAAACATGGATGACAGCTCAAGATGCAGTGGATAAAGGATTTGCAGATAATATTATGTTTGTAGATGCTAATAAACCAGTATTTTCTAACTCAATCGGCAATATTCCAACTGCTGATAAACTTAATGAATTTATGAATTTCATGAATTTTAAAAATCGGAATAACCCTCCGAAAGAAGAATCAATTATAGAAAACAAACAAGCCGATTTACGTTCTCGTAAGTTGGCTATTTTATTAGAAAAATAAAGGAGACTCAAATGGGAGTTAAATTAACAGTAAATCAATTGAACGAAGCATGGATTGCTTCAGGGGATAAAGTCACAGACTTTAATGACCAAATCAACATGGCTCTTAATGATGATAATTTTTCAGCAGAGGCTATGTCAGAATTAAAAAATAAGCGTGATAATGAAAAAGTTCGCCGTGACGCATTGAGAGAACAACTTGTTGAAGCTCAAGCTGAGCAAGTGGTTAATATGCGTGAAGATGAGCAAGTTCCGTTGAATAAAAATGAAACTGAACTCAAAGACAAATTTGTTAAAGATTTCGTAAATATGGTTCGTAACCCTATGGCGTTTATGAATACTGTATCTTCAAATACAGACAATGGGTCTGATGGAAACGACAGTGCTGCTGGGCTTACTATTCCACAAGATATTCGTACAGCTATCAATACTTTGGTTCGCCAGTATGATTCATTGCAACAATATGTACGTGTTGAAAATGTGACAACCCTTAGCGGTAGTCGTGTATATGAAAAATGGACTGATGTTACTCCGTTGAAAGTAATGGATACAGAAGACGGAGAAATTCCTGATCTTGATAATCCACGTTTGACAATTATTAAATACTTGATTAAACGTTATGCTGGAATCATCACTGCAACTAATACATTGCTTAAAGATACAGCAGAAAATATTCTTGCATGGTTATCAAGCTGGATTGCTAAAAAAGTGGTTGTGACTCGTAACCAAGCGATTATTGCGGTAATGCAAGCAGTACCTAAAAAACCAACAATTGCCAAGTTTGATGATTTGATTGATTTGGCAATCACAGGAGTTGATCCTGCAATTGTTGCCACTTCATTTTTCTTGACAAATGTTTCAGGATGCAATGAAATCTGTAAAGTCAAAGATGCTTTAGGAAATTATCTTGTTCTGCCAGACCCTAAACAACCAGACCAAATGATGATTAAAGGCAAACGAATCGTTATAATTGCTGACCGTTGGTTGCCAAATGGCGGAACTGCTAGCGCTCCAGTTTATCCTCTATACTACGGAGACCCTTCACAAGCTATTACATTGTTTGACCGTGAAAATATGTCATTGCTTCCAACAAATATCGGCGCTGGTGCATTTGAAACTGATACTACTAAAATTCGTGTAATCGATCGCTTTGATGTTAAAGCCACTGACTCAGAAGCTTTAGTTGCTGGTTCATTTACTGCAATTGCTGACCAAGTAGGGAACTTGAAAACTACAGCAACTACTGCCGGATAATCAGGAGGGATTTAAATGAGCGTAACTGTTGATGACTTTTTAGATCAGCTATTAAAAAATGATGATTGCAAAA